AGAACCAACCCATTTTGGCCATTGCTCAACAAAAGCTCTAATTTTATTTGCCATCTCCATTGATGTATCAAGTTTGTTAGCAATAATTAGAATTTTTTCTGGTCTTTCTTTTTTAGCAAATACGAGTCTTTTAGATATCCAAGCGGCAGTTACTGTTGATACACCAGCCTGACGATATTTTAATGCAATATTTTCTTCGTATTCTTCATAATCTTTTAGTAATGATACTTGATCTGGAAATAATTCCAAAGGAACATATTTTGATACTGTATTATCGTAAGTTTGTAGGTATGTTCTTAAAGCATATGGAGTGTCTTTCATACATCTCACATATTCTAACATTATTTGTTCTTTAGTTAAACTCATAAATATATTTTAATATAAATATCAAAACCCCCAGTTATTTTCATAAAAGGGGGTTTTATATTATTTTATAGTTTTATTATAAACCTAATTTTGATAAGATGTCATCGTCTTCTTCTTCGTCCTCTTCGTCATCATCATTTTCTTCCAATTCTCTAACAATTTCATTTACCATTCTTTGTATTTTTTCTTTACCAGATGGTTTTTCTTCTAATACTTCTCTAAATAATTGAAAAAATTCTTCTGCTGGCATTGCACTCAATCTCATAAAAAGATAGTGTTGGATATGTTTCATATCTTCTTCTGTTAGAATTTCAATAGGATATGATTTTTGTAATAATTCCCAGAATACTGGTCCTAATTTTAAATCCCAAGCTTCTGCTGGTACAGTATCTTCAGCACCCATAACCATTTCAGCTTGTCTTGGGTCATCAGGTAATCCATGTGTTCCAAACACTTCGTAAACACCTTTTACAAGTTCGTGAACTAATGTTGGGAAATTAACCCCTCTTGCTTTCACAGTTGGTGGGTCTGTTTGATTATTAATTTCTGATGTACCAATTTCACTACCACCTTGTCCAGACATTGCTTCTAATGTTTCTTCTGGATATAACCAGTATAAGTGATCCACAATAGCGGTAGTTACACCATACAAATCAATTAAACCTGGGTCAATTTCATTTAGTTTTTGTGAAACCATATGATACATATATTGACCTTTTTTAGCCGCACCACCAATAAGTGCATTTATCATTCTTCTTTTAGCTCTTTCTCTATCAAAATTATCCATAGCATCTAAAAAGGCCTCAACATCATTTTCGTGTTGTTGGGCACTTTTAAAAGCGTCCATCATTTCTTCTCTTGATGGTTCTTCAGCTTGTCTTCTCATATTTTGCGTTGACTCACTTTGACCCATACCAACAAGTTTAGCGTCAAATTGTAGTACACCTTGAGGAATTCCCATTTCTTTTTTTACTAATTCAACAGCTAAATTTTCAAGGTCTTCTTTATGTCTAGATTCTATTGCTGAACTCTTTCTAAGAGTTTGCATTATTAACATCATAAGATTCATAAGTGGATTACCAGTTGTTAATTGTCTTGTTGTACCAACTGTTCTTTCTAATACAGATTTTAATTTATTAAGTGTATCATTAAATCTTTTTGATGAAATTAACTCAACAAAATCTCTACTCATTCTTGGCATCGCTGGATGTTTTGAGTATGGGGTACTTTTACTTAAAATCTTTCTTTCAATACTAGGGTCCATTCTTTCCGGACCTTCATAATCAATTGGTGCTTCTTTTAAAAGTCGATTAACAATTCTACTAATTTCTTTATCTCTTAAATTTCCCATTTTTATTTATTTTAAATTAACACCAAGTTTATTCCAAGTTAAAAAACTAGGTAATTTTTCTTTAAAAGCTTTTGGTTTAGGATTGTGTTTTGGTCCGTAAGGTGTTTTTTTATCCCTATCTTTACCTTTTTCTTTTTTATCTGTATCTGTATCTGGTCTTGATGGTGCAATTTCGTTCTCTTTATACTCACCTTTAAAAGCTTTTGGTTTAGGATTGTGTTTTGGTCCGTAAGGTGTTTTTTTATCCCTATCTTTACCTTTTTCTTTTTTATCTGTATCTGTATCTGGTCTTGATGGTACTGTTTTAGTGTTTTCACCAATCGATGATAGTTTACCAATAGGTCTTTTCATTGTTTTCATTTCTTTTCCTTCGTCTTTTGAAAACATAGAATTTTTTTTTGGTGTTTTCAACATAAAAGATTCTGACTTATTAACTTTTTCATTTATTGATTTTATTAATTGAGATTTTGTCATACTAGGATTGATATATTTTTCAACCATCTCAACAATACTATCTTCTAAAAATTGATCATAACTTTCTTTTCTAATATTAACAGTTTTTTCTGGGTGTAATTTTTCTGGTAGTTTTTTAAAGTTTTTTGTTTTATCAGAGAACTCTTCAGCCCATTTACACCATTTACTACTTTTATCTTTTGATTTGTTACATCTAGCCCAGAAAAATTTTTGTTGTGCTTTTGACTCAAATTTTTCATTCATTTCACCTTCAGTTGTTGGCATACCATCTGCAGTTGCGTCCGGATCTTGTACAATATTAATTGTATTATCCTCTTTTACTTCACCTGTTGGCCCTAATGTCATTGAGATTTTTTTAGTATTTGGGTCAATATGAATACCTTTTTGGGACAAGGTCTTTTGATCTGTAGGGTTATTTGGGTCATAAATAGCGTTAGTTACGGTTTGTTTTACTTCTTCTTTAGTCTCTTCTTTTTTAAACTTTTCGGCCAAAACTCTTATTTGAGATTCCGTTAATTTTGAAATGGTTTTTAATTCTAAACCATTGTCTAATAAAACTTTAATATTATCAGTTTTCATACATCATTTTTTTTTCAAATTCTAAAACGATATCTCGTTCGTATAATTTATCTTTTACTTCTTGTTCAGTGTCTCCATATTTAAAAACCAACCTCTTAACAATAGAAAAATCAACTTCATTATTTTCTTTTTCCCAACCTAAAGCTATTACACCGTCTATCGCATCTAAAACAGAAAAAACATCAGACTCTTGCACTAAATCTAATACTATACTATCTTTTTTTAGTGTACCAACTTTTTTTATATATTCTATATCTGGTGGTGAAGGATAACCATTTGCCGGTTTTGATTCCCAATTTTCACCCCAAATATCTTCAGTAGTGTCAGAAAAAATAAATTCATAAATGTTGTCACCCTTATAGTTAGGTCCTAAACCATTTATGTAAATTAAAAAACTCATAATATTTTACCGTCAATAGAAATTTTCGTTTCATTTATTCCATTTTTAAAAATTAAGTTTTTATTAACGGTTGAGCCGACAATAGTTGCTTTAGGGTATTTTTCAATAAATTTTAAAGCCATTCTTTCTTGTTTTAAACTTTCAGAAAGTCTTTTAATTTCTTCTTTATTAATTTTTTTAATTTCGTTAATTTTTTTTATAATTTTTTCTTCTTTAATTAAATATTCATCTTCTTTAATATCAAAATAACTAGAAATTATATTATCTACAGTTGATTCTCCAAACGTACCGTGTTCAAAATGTTTGTAAAAATGTCGATTTTTTCTTCCGTTTCTTCTTTCATTTTCCATCATCTTATCAGCAAGAACAGATGTGTACGCACTCTCAAATTTTTCTTTAAAAGCATCACCAAAATTTTTATAACCTTCAGCCATTTCACCACCAGTTGGTTTTGGTGTTTCTTCTGGTGATGGTGGCGGCCCTTCTAAACCAGGCTCTGGCCCCATACCACCCATTTCGTCTTCTGAATCTATATCTTCTTCATCTTCAATTTCCTCACCTTCTAAACGGTTTATAATTTCTTCAATGTCATCTTCATCTAACGCCTCAATATCTATTGCCGAAATTATTGAGTTTATAACATATTTAATATCATCTGATGACATTTCTTCTTTTTCACCAAATTTTCTTAATTTTTGTGCTAATTTCCCAGTTAATTTTTGAATTAATTTAAACGTTATTTCACCTTTTTTTTCGTTTTCTGGTTCCATACCACTTTCCATATCTCCAGGTCCCGTATCTCCAGGTCCCATATCTCCAGGTCCCATATCTCCAGACCCCATATCTCCAGGTCCCATATCTCCAGACCCCATATCTCCAGGTCCCATAGCACCACCAGTATTTAAACTATCTGGTGCTGGGTTATTTGTTGGTGGAGACATATTTGGGTCAGCCGGTTGTGGTGTCAACGCGTTTGGGTCAGCCGGTTGTGGTGGTGTTGTACCCTGTTCTTCTAAAGGTTCTTTACTTTTTTTTTCTTTTTTTAAATCACTTAAATCTAGATAGTACTTTTTTTTTTCACCGTCCTCACTATCAAACTCGTCTTTATTACTTTGCTCAAAAAGTGCGGTACCTTTTTTGTTACCATAAAGACTATTCATTTCTTTTGCCATTAAATTTAATCTTTTAAGTGCTTGAGAATATGAGTTATAATATTTTCTTTCTTGTATAGTATCAATATAGTGTTGTTCACCATTAAATGATTCTTTAATAATATAACCTTGTCTTTCTTTTACAATATTATACGTGTTTCCGTCTGACAATCTTAAAGAATAAACATCAGATTTTGTTTCATTAATTGGGTTTGGTTTATTTTCATTATATCTAGCAATCTCCATAATTCTACGAAGTTTGTCAGTACCTTGTAATTTTTCGCTTCCAATAGGTCTTAATCCTCCCATATTTTTAGTTTTTTAAAATTAATTTTTTATTAATAAATATATCAATAAATATGTTTATTTGATTAAATATAAAATTATTGTTCCATAGATAACCTATCATCTAAAATTTTTGAATATGCGGTCATTAGTTTTTCTATATAACCGTTTCTTCTTAAAATTTTAAATATCAAATTTTCAGGAGAATATTCCCCACCTTTTTCTAAGCCACAAGTTCTAAATTTTTTTAATTTGTCTTTGTATTTGTCTAAAAGCTTTTTAGAAGTTTCAATATCTTCATCTTGAATATTTTCAATTACTCCGTCTATGATATTCATCCATTGTTTTGATTTTTCTTTTAATAAAGATTTATCTATTTCAACGGATTCCTTTTTTGGTTTATTTGACCATTCATCAAATAAAACAGAATAAACACCACTACTAAAATGTGCTTCAGTTTCATTTTGAACATAAAGTTCTACTTCGTAATTATAAATTTTAATATTTTGTTTTTGATTAAAAATTAATTTTTTTAAATTAAATAATTTTTCATATAACTCAACTTGAGATTCTTTGTATTGACTAAAGTCTGCAACAATATGTAAATCAAAATCTGAATATTTTGACCAATTATAGTTTGCTAAAGATCCGGTTAAAATAATATCCGAAACAATAATATCAATATCCAAAAAAATGATGTATTCATTTGCAATCTCTAATAACCTAGTTCTGACAACCGGTTCCATTCTATAAAAATCACCAAACTTTTCCCAAACTTTTGGGTTTAATTTATCTTTTG